TTTGTTGAAGTATCTACCCATATCTTGTAAGCAACAGTAGTTGTAGGATCTGACGATCCACTATTTAAAGACTGAACATCTCCTAATACAGTATTAAGTTCGGCTCTAAAAGAAGAACCCACTTGGTTAGCTAAATTATAATCTGACGTATTACTCATTATGTGACCTCCTTACCAAAACCTGATGCTGCCCATACAAATGATCTTGCAACTGCTGAACTGCCATTTTTAAAAGTGACTTGGAAACCTGTCCTACTTATATTAGCAAGTTCGTGGAAATCTCCAGATTGTTGATTGGTCGGAGTCACTACTACAGTTGGTGTTTGCTTAAATGGATTAGTAAAAGAAACAGTATATTGAGATGATCCAGTAGTAACTGGAGTCGAAATAGATTCTGTTCTTCCCTGTAATTCTAATTTAGCACCTAATTTAGTGACAGCTATATTTTGGTTAGTGTCATTACTTGTTAATATTGCTTTAAATTGAAATGCTCTACCTGTAATTAGGACATTACTAAACTCTTTATAAGAACTCCATGTTGGTGAACCTGATGGGTCATCATCTGTTGATCTTACATAAACAGCAGCATTACATTTCGTAGCTTCAGTTACACCACCAACTTGGTCTATATATCCCCAATCATCTATTAAATCAACTCTATCATCCCATAAATTATTTAAATTAAAACTAGATGCTTCAAGAACTTTTCTTAAATTCACATCATAAGGTTGACCCAAATCTATCGAATTAGCAAACTCATATTCTCCCGAAGTATTTACAGCATTATTAGCAATAGCAAGTTTTAAAGCATCTAAAGAAGAATCATAAACAGTCTTATTATTAGGTTTGTTTCCTGTGAAGTTTGCTGTATGTTCATCAATATTACCTACTAATAATCTTTCAGATGGTGCTGGTAAATTAGTAGTGACTCTAGTATTATTCCAAGCAGAATCCTGTGAGCCTGGTGATGGACTTTCCCGTCCACCATCATCTTCAAACTTAATCAAATAAGTTCCTGCTAACAAAGGAACAATCTTCTGTGTTTGGTTTCCAGCAGCAGCTACAACAATATTCTGTCCATCCTTCCATTGTGCACCTGTTGTCTTGCTAGAGTGTCTGATCAAAGTCTTACCACCTAACAACACATCAAGTTCTGTAGCACGATCCCAACTTAATATCGCACTTGTCTCATCAATCGGTAATAAACTAACACCAGTTACATTTGACGGTAAAGCAGTTTTTCCTACAGCTACAAATGGATTTAATGAGTTAGGTAATGTTGATCTTAGACCAGAAGCACTAACGCTATAAACTTCAATCGTATAATTTCCAGCAATCGTATCTTGTATTTCATAACTTTTAGCACCTTCAACAGAACGAGAAGTATAGTTACCTTGTTCATATCTCCATCTGACATAAACATTATCAGTAGAAGTAGTCCAACTTACAATAATTTTTACTCTTGCAATACCTGTGTTTTCATAAATAACTTCCTCTGCTGTAATACCAGTTGGAGAGGGAGGTGGTACATCTAAATTAGTAACATCTCTCGATGTTAAAGCAATTCCACTTTCAATATGATTATATTTACCAGCATTATATTCACTCGCTGTAATAACATGATTTGTTCTATTTTCTTCACTAATAGTTAAAACTCTCCAAGTAGATGTAAGAATATCTGTTGTCTGATAAATCCAAATACTATTAACATTAGGAGCAGAACTAAAGGCTTGTGAAACTGTTATAACACTTCCAGATATACCACTAACAGGTTTATTTTCTACGGAACCATCAGGAAGAATAACAGATAAAGTCGAGTTAGAAGAGAAAGAAAGTCCTGTTATATCATCTACAGTTATAGCAGTGGTTGTAGCAGCACTTATACGACCACCTCTTCGTTCTCCAGCCCTTACAGGATCAGCTATCTCTATTATTTGTCCAGGTCTAACAACAACTCCTGCATCTATTGAAGTAGAAAATGTTACCACTTCACGCTCCACATTCTCCATGTAAAGCAACCACTTTGCTAAACGATTTGCTTGCCCTCTACTTGTACAGGCAAAAGCATCTATAGTTTTTACAACACTTCCATATCGAGCTTGGTTTGCTGTATCTATAACTTGTTCATAATTAATATCTCTCAGTTCTAAATCCATGTATTTAGCAACTACAACTGTAGGTCTGGTTCTTTGAGATGTATTTTGATAACTAAATCCTGGTGGCAATACATTACCTAAAGTAAATAAATAACTAGAATCTTTTGGTGAATCTTGTGTAATAGTCAAACTACCAGACTCATAATATGGCATAGCTCTAAAAACAGAACACATCTGATTTATTACGTTGTATGCTTCCTGTTGATTTTGAATTGCTACATTACAACTAAATCTGGGTTCAGTTGTTCCTGCACCAGTACCATCATCTACTTGTTGGGAACAATAAACTGATGCTGCATAAAAACTAAATTTATCTAAACCCGACTCCTGTAAATGATCTCCTAATCCATACCTAGATGACGTTAGAAGGTCGTATAAACACCAAGCAGGATCATTTGTATATTGTGCAGCACCAAGTGTTCCATTGAATATTCCTGCATAAGATAGGCTTCCATCTGCATTGACTGTTGCATTATGAGGAATTTTTACTTTTATACCTTTTACTAAATATTTTCTGGTGGGAATTGATGAAAATTGTTCTGCATCAACTTTTAAACCCACTAATGCACTATTAGGATAAGTTCTTTGATCATATTTAATTTCTACATAACTGTTAAATTGAATTTCATTGGCTAATTTAGCTGACGCACTATCAGCAGTTATTCTTGTAACTTTAATATTTACAGGAAAAGCACCACTTAAATTTATTAAATAATCTCTTTGATAAGTGTCAGGAGTTCTACCTGTAATAGTTCCTGCATTACCAGAAACAACAGTTGAATATGATCCACCACTATATTGAACAGCTATCTCTAACTGAACCTCTGTACCAAAAATATCTCCTTTTTCACTGACAGATTGTAAAGATGGAACAGTAATAGTTAATGAAACCGCATCAACACTAGAATCTGTTATCTGAACAACTCTAGGCTGTGCCTGTTCTACTGTAGAAAATCCTGTAGATTTTGTAGTTTCTACATTTTTTGTTATTGGAATATTAGTTTGACTAGAAGTACCAGTTCTGGCTTCAAAAGTTACGTCTTTAAAATTAAAAGTACCATCAGCAGCTTGTAGTGGTGTGTTGTTTAAAAATATAGATTTTGCACCATCTACTAATCCTTCAATCTCCCCTTCACTTATTAAATCTAAAACTTTGGCAAATTGTTTTGAATCAAGATTATCTTTAGCTTCGGTAGGAGTACCACCTCCACCACCTCCACCTTTTCCGCCACCACCACCAGAACCTATAACTTTACTCATACTTCCACCTGTGCAGTTTCAATACCAGCAGATATTACTACTGATCCAGTTAATACTTCACCATAAATAACAGGAACAGCAACACCAGCACGACTTGTATTTTGTATTCCACTAAAATTAAAAGATAATCTAGGATCTTGTTCTGTTTCTGAAACAGTGGGAACAGGAGTTAACATCTCACTAATTCCACTTAAAACCAATGCACCACCTATGGCTATAGTAGCTTTTGTTAATGCTCCTGCGGAAGCAAAACCTGGTGCATAAGGAACTACAGCAGGATTAAAAAAACTTGCAAAAGTTATTCCACCACTTGCCATTCCTATACCAATTAATGCAGCACCAAGTAATATTTTTCCTGTACTACCACCAGCACCACCGACTACAGGGATGATTTTTATATCTTCCTGTCCATTTGGATAATGTAATTCTTCTTCTTCTAACTCCCAACTGTCAACAGCAACTTTATAATATCTATCTGCCATATGTTTTTCTAACTGTGGAAAGTTAACAACTAAAAATCTTATAGCTTGAGCAGCACTATGCACTTCAGCTTCAAAAGTCTTTTGACCTAAAAACTTTGCCAGTTCTCCGTATAGCTTAATTTTACGCAGCATAACGAATCCTTTTACCTATACATTTTAACAGCCATTCATCTAATAGATCACGACTTGATAACCTATTTTGTAGATGATGCAAAACTGTTTGTTGTCCTAAGTAAACACCAATATGATTTAATCCGCTACTACTTATTGACATTAATAATAAATCTCCATATCTTAAATCCTCTGTTGGTAATAATTCTCTGAATCCTGTTTTTGCAAAACAATCTACAAACATTGGATTTTTTATAAAATCTTCTGGATTATTTGGTCTGATCCAATCAATAAGTTCTATTCCCAACTCTTGTTTATACCAATCTCTACACAAACTCCAACAGTCAGTAACACCCCAAACCCATGTCCTACCAATTAAAGGAGCTTCATAACCACAAGGTTCACAATAACCCCATTGTTTTAAATTAGGTTGAATTATCCACCATTTTAAATCTGATTTTTCACAAGCAACTCTATCTGCCTCACTTGGCTTTTCACTTGTAACAGGATGACTATGAACAACAGCAACTATTTCACCTTCATCTTCCGCTTTTACCCAATCATCTGCGTCAATAATAAATTGATCTTTTGGATCAAAAGCTAAATTTTTACAAGGAAAATATACTTCTTTCCCTTTTTTAATTATCAAAAGACCACACGATTCCCTTGGATCTTCTTTTATTGCGTGTTCTAGTGCATCATCTCTCCACATTATGAGAAAAAAGTACCAATTCCAGGAAAATCTGCTGGTAATACTTGTCTTTTAGGTAATCTAACACCTTGTATATCATAAGTAGCAGCTAATTCAAATTCAACTATGTCTCTAGTTTCTGTAGATTTTCGATCAATTATAAACACTTGTTCATCAAATGTAGCAGTAGGATCAGGCGTACCAAATGGATTTATACCAGCCTCCATATCTATTAAACTTCCATTTTCCTGCACTAAAAAATTACCATCTTCTAACAAAATATCACCACCAAGAAAATTAACATTATCAATATATCTACTTAAAGTTCTAATACGAGTAACTTTTGCTCCTTCTAATCCTTGAGGTAAAGTTAAAATTATTGTTGTAAAAGTTCCTAATATATTAGATATTCTTAAACGTGGTCTAGGAGTCTGTTTACCATTAAATTCAAAACCTTCAGCTTCTATTGGCATCTTTGTATATTCGATATTATTAAAAATTACATTGCTATTTTCATTAGTATTTACTCCGTTATGAAAATAATATTTTGTATTAGAACCATGAATAGCAGTTATCAGTTCAAGTTGAAAAAGCTCGATAATACTACTTGGATTTACTTTTTGTAACTCAGATACAGGGCTAGTCATTAAGGTTCAAATACTTGCTGAAACGTCATATTTAAACTAGCTCGATTTACATAAGGAATTGTTTTATCCCAACTAAGACATATCCATTTATAGGCAGCACCACTTCCAGGAGGTTGCCAATCAAAAGATTCACGATCTAAGGCTCTTGCCTCAAGAAATGCCTCTATAACATCAGAATCTGCTTCGCTTACTTCAAAATTAAGTGACCAAACATAAGGAATTGTATTTAATCCAAACGCAATTCTATGTTGGTAACCATCATTAAACTGAGTAATATTTATTTCTGGTATTGTAGTCTTACGAGCATTGTAAGTAGGTTGAATTGATGGAAAAGTAGCCATTAGCTTAATAAACCTCCTGGTCTTCTTTGTTTAATTAATTCTGATTGTATTGCTGCTGATAACATTTGTCCTAATTCCTTACCTCTTTCTTGATCACCTTCAACAGAAGATCCAGAAGCATCCACATTTACTACAACATTAGTTGAACCACCCATATCAGAGTTAGGAACTATACGACCACCTGCATTTGGAACAAACATTTCTGGCCCACGTTCTCCAACCATGTAACTTTTACCAGCACTAACAGGACCTCCATTTGCTCTGAAAAATCCACCGACTCCAGGCAAGGAGCCAAGAAAAGCATTTACACCGAATCTAATTAATGATCTTTGTATTTCTGCAAAAACACTACGAGCAACATCTCCAAGGGTTTTAGTACCATTTATAGCACCTTCAATAGCAGTAACAATTCCATTTTCGATACTAGAAGCAATATTATTATAAAGATCCAAAGTTATTTTTAATTGATGATTTTCAATTTCTAATTTTTCATTTAATTTTAACTGTTTTCTTGCTTTATTTTCTAAATCGGTTAATGCTTTATCATCAAGATGACTATTATTTTGTTTAATAACAGCTATTGCAGATTCAATTCCAAACGAACTTTTTAAAGCATCTTGTTTTTTTCTTAAATTACCCTCTTCAGTTTGCAGCACTTCTAATACCTTATCTGCATCATTACCACCAAGACCTAAATTATTACCTATTCCTAAACTTTTTGATAATCCACTTAATGAATTTGAAAGAGCATTTAATTCTTCATCACTTCTTCCAGCAAAATTAAAACCACCTGGACCTATATCAGTATCTACTAAACCTAAGGGAGTTTGTTGTTTTAATATTTGAGATAACAAACCCAAACCGATTTCTTTTGCAGTTCTTGGATTATCTTTAATAAATTGGCTAAAGGCTTCAGGATTATTTCTTTGTAAAGCTCTTAACTGATTTCCAACTCTTGATTCTAAAACTTGTCTACCTACTACTTTATTTATTAAATCAATAACTTTTGCTAATGGACCTGCTGCTAATATTTGAAATTGAGTTGTTAAAATACCAAACTGTCTTGATAATTCTTCCATTTCAGAACTAAATTTCTGCACATCTTCTACAGCAATTGCACCTAATGTATTACCTAAATCTCTAGTAATAAGTTCATTTAATTCAGATTGTCTACCTTGTCTTTTCAATGCTTCTGCTTGTTTTTGTATAGCTTTACTACTAAATAAATTACGATCTGTTATTAATTTTAAAGCACCATCAGTTGTTTCTAATGCTTTACCAAAATCATTTAAACTTTTAATAAGTCTATCTATTGCAGCACCAACAGATGTACCAACAAGAGATAATGCAAAACCAAATTGACCTCCCAATAAACCACCTGCACCACCACCTAAACCACCACCAGCAGCAGCACCTAATCCTTGACCAAATAATAAAGGAAAAGCTCCACCAATAAGTGCATTTGAAACTGCTTGACCTCTTCTGGCTCTGGCTGTACGACTACGACCTGTTAATCCTTGTCTAATTCTGTTAAAAGGATTGTCTAAAATACGTTGCCTTCTTCTTCTACTTGATTGTGAAAGCATTAATTCTCTACTTGTTTCAAGTTTGGTCTGTTGTTCTATATTTCTAGTTATTAATTCTTCAAAAGTTAAATCTTTACGTTTATTTCTTAAACTTCTTATTTCCATCTGTCCTAATTTTGATTGCAACTCAAATTCTTCTCTTTGAATTCTTAAACTTCTTCCTTCTACATTGACGCTTTGACCAAATAAACTCTGTCCAGGTTCTATTGATGATCTTGGTGGTAATGGAGATCTAGGAGGTAATGGGGAAGATAAGGCAATATCTGATCTAGGAGGTAGTCTCGAAAATAAATTAGAAGGAACCGCTTGTCCAGGTCCAATCGGACCGCTATACGCAGTTGCACCTGTAATTGATCTACTAAAAGCAGCAAAAGAATTACCAGCAACAGGATTTAATGGCTGTACTGGTTTACGTTGTCTTAATTCTTGATTTCTTCTTATAGATTTTTCAATAGGACTAATTCCTTTACCTATATTTCCAAATTGATTTAATAATTTATTTCCAATTATTAACTCTTTATTTAATTCTCTTTGTGCTACAACTAACTCTTTTGCAGCTTTTCTTTGGACAGATGTGCCCACAGCAGCATCATTAAAATTTTTTTTTGCTTCACCTACGGCTTTACTTAAAGTATTAAAACTTTTAACAACTAATTCATTTTCTTTAGCTAACAATTGCATATTTTTATTTACTACCTTACTTATCTCTTCTGTCTCTTTTATTTGCTTATTAAATGCTTGTAATTTCTGAGCACCTTTAAGTGCAAGTAAAATATCAACAGTATAACTAGCCACTTCTTATAAAAATTAAAACATTTTCTCTATATTACCTCTTTTTACCTTTTAAAGCACTAGATCTTTGAGTTTGATCTCTTTGTTTTTCATAATCTTCTCGTTCTAAATCGTTATAAGCAATCCAACCTAGTAATTCTTCTACTGTAAGTTCTTCGCATAATTGATTTACAGTTTTACCAAGTTCTTTTGCTAATGAATATATAAATCGCCAATCATTATTTGCTTTTCAAATCAGCTTTCGCTGTTTCAACCTCTCTATTTATTCCAGCTTCTATCATTGCTAACTGTATTTCTTGTAAAACATTTGCTTCTATCTCTCTTCTTAAAGAAGCCTTATCTCCATCTGAAAATAATCTATTACCATCTTGATCTAATGCTTTTTCTATCATTAACTGAAGAGCATAATTATTAGCATCTTCAGAACCACTTTTTTTCTGTATTGATTCTCGTTCCGCAATAGTTAAAGGATGCCAATAAACAGTAAGGATGATCTCATCATTCTGTTTTACATCATGTTTGTAAAGTTGAGAAACTCCAAACTTGTTTCTTAAAAGATCAACTGCTCTTGTCATGTTAATATGTAGCTATTATTAGTATACTAAGCGTTGGCGGTAAATTGGCAAGATATTAAGCCAAGAAAGTGTGAGGAATCATCTAATTCAATAGGAGCAGGGCCAACAACATCAAGCACTCTAGGATCACAACTAAACGTATCACTATAACCAGGAGCATTAACAGAAGTAAGCCCATCAATAACAGCTTCTCCTAGTGCAGATAAAGTTGCAGTACCTTTTCCTCTTGGAACATAAATATTGCATTGAATAACACCAGAATAAAAATCCTGTGATGCACCTTGAGTTTGAGTTGTTGCCTGTGCAAAATCTACTGACATAAGAATATATTTTTTTGTTTTGCCTGGTGTTTTATAAACCATATTGTCATAGACCATTTCAACAGTAGCATCTACTGCTGCAACTGCGTCTGTTACTGCTTTTTCAAAAGCTGCTCTTGTGTTAACTAAAGTCATGGAGTTTCATAATCAACAAATACAGAACTAGGATCACTAAATGAACCAATACCACCTCCTGTAAATCTAACATTTTCAGATTTACCTCTAACACCAGTACCAAAAGCAGCAACACCAAGTTTTGGTTTATCTGTAAACATTTGATTTATAAGATTTCTTAAATCCCCTTGAACATATTGAGGTATTTTACTCCTTGGAGAAGCTAAAGCTCTAGCTGCATATTGTGATCTATTACCAATAAATACTTTAGAAAAAGGTTTAAAATTTGGTATTGAATTTATAAATCTAGGTTTAATTTTTGCTTGAGAAGATCTTTGACCTCTTCTTGTTGGTTTAATATTGCTCCACGGAGCTACTGACTCTCTAGCTTCATTAGGTATAGGTCTTTGCGTAGAAGCTGTCCAATTAGAAGCAAAAAAACCAGTATCAACAGGGCTATTTTCCTCTGTAGACAAATCAGCAATAATAGCTTTTACTAATTTATTTAAATCTCTTTCTAAATTATTTTCTAAATCTTTTTTAATTTGATTTATATTTTTAGTAAAAGGTTTAGGTTTAGCCATCAGAACCTCACTAATAAAGTAAACAGATAAGTCTGTCCACCCTGTCTTGTATCTATATTAACTATCTGTCCTACTCTTGTAGATCCAGCATAAGTTAATGTAACTTCATCTTGAAAATCTGGTTGATTATCTCCTATTAAATCAGGTGTAATATAAACTTTAGCTTCTCTTCTTTCCCTACCATCATCTTCAGTAGATTGAACAAACTCAACAGGAGCTTTGATACTGTAAGTTGTATCGCTCGTAGAATATGCACCTGTAGCTGTGTTATAACTGCCAGATGCTTTTCTTGTATAAACAATAGAAGAATCCAAAGAAGATCCAAGATCAGCTACAACCTGTTTAGCAACACTTTTCAATAATGTATCAAGTTGACCTGCCATTATCCTCTAACTACCCTCATTTGAAAACTACCTGCTCCACCAAGCATATATGCTCCAAGATAACTTTGTAACCAAGGGTAAACATCTAAAATATTATTAACAGAACCAGTGCCTTGACTTGCAGTATTGTACTTAACTTGAATATCTCCTAGCTTTACTTCTTCAAAATTACCATCTTTACCAGTAGTACCAGTAATAGCATCAGTATCATTTGCCAAAGCTCTAGCTAATTCGTATTGTGCATACTTAATTCCATTAGGAATTTTGGAACAAGCTAATTCAACACCATCTACCTGATAATTATTTCTTGGAAATTTTAATGCCTGTCCATCATCACATCTATCTCCATAGAAAACTAAAGTATCAATCCATCTTGCAGCAGATATTAATGATCTTTTCTTTTGATCGTCTGTCTTATTTGTCCAAGTAGAAGAATCTGGAGAAGTATCAAAATAATCATTAGCTTCTGTCAATGTGACATAACTATTGGCATTTTCTCCTTTTATTGTTGCGTCTATAGTAGCTGCCACGATTATTAAAGTAATTTAGTTTTATTGTAGCGTAAAGAAAAAACCCCACCAATAATTGATGAGGTTTGATGACCACACTTTAATGATATTAAGGATTAGTACCTGTATCAAGTGGTGAGTTGACGATTAGTTCAACAATAGGAATTAGATCAGCATCATATGTGATTGCCCAGTTGTTATCGTTAGCTAATGCTGCGTTTGTTGGGTTATCTGAAGCAGATGTCC